CTTTAGTGCCCGTCAGGAATCTAAACCAGTTCCTGCCAATCTGAAAGAAGAACTCAGTAATCTGAGTCCTACCAAGACTGATGAAGACGAGGATGATGCTCTCTCCTACTTCCAGAAACTGGCTGAGGAGTGAAGTATAATCAGATTTGTCTCACTTTGTTGGTGGTGGCAGCATACTTTAATTTATTATTTAAGTAGTAAGTCTAATATTATCCGATGATTTCAAGGTTCCGCTGATATAATCAGAGGAACCTTTTTTGTATCTCATCTCTCCTTCAATATTGTCAATAATAATCGGAAGATATATTGGTTTAAGAATGTTGATATTTCTTTTTGCTTCTTCTAGTTTAGTTTCATACTCCAGATTTGTGACTTCCACAGTGAAATCTCCTGTGTCTACAAAACTTGCTTGAAACTCTTCATAGTATGTGTACTTGGATCCTTGATCTACTTGAAGACCTGCAGGTACAATCACAATACCTTGAGAGTTTTTTACTTCTTTAGTTTCGTAGTGATGTGTAGAATTTAAGTTTTCATAAGAATCATACTTATCAATAAGATATGAATCAAATGACAATTGTGACATTGGCCATTCTGTCTGAATGTTTATGATATTGTTTGAAACTAAAATTAACCAATCAAGTTGTGGATCTCCATATATTTTATTTGCAACATTGTCTGGACGATCATCACCACCAATCTGATATTTCTCAAAAACAGTACTATCTTGGAAGACATCAGATCTCAGTTTAATTCTTCTGAATAAATTTTTTACCTTGACTTGATCGCCAATTTTGGCATTGGGATTTCTATTGACGTAATTGAAGTCTGGAATGTAACTGAAGTAACCCATTTTAGAAACCTATAGTTTTATCATCATCACCGTAATCGTCATCAAATACTGGTTCAAGTTCGGAGAATGCCATAGTAACTTTATATTGTGTTGGAGATCCATCGACAAATGTTGCATAATTTCCAGCAGGTGCATATTGCACTGATAGATCTACTAGAGCACACTCCTTAAATTTATTTAAATATGGATGAAGTCTTGGTGCCTGTGCCGTGCCCTCAATATTAGTTCCTCCTTTATAATAACCAAGGAAAAATGTGTGAGGTGATTTGACAAACAGAAAATTGTTCGCTTTCTTTGCACTCATTCCTTGCTTCAAGGTTCTAATAATTTGTCTGACTTGAGTGCCTTCACCTTTGCTTCTTGGACTAAAACTATATGTGAATGTGAATTGTCTAAGTGATGCTCCCTTGAACAACAGTTCAATATTATTATTTAATACTGCACCTTGAGTTCTAGAAAGTGCATCTACGCCAGTAATTGATTCAGTAAACTTCGTCCCCAACGCTGTTTGAGCACCTTCTTTATTATTTCCAACACCCTTTGTAATTTGATCAAGAGTACCTTTTATAGGAGTGCCAGAGAGCGCATCATTAGTCAGAGCAGCTAATGCTACTTTTTGGGGATCAACTTTATCATCTCCCCAAGAAACTCTATTTGAATCTTGAATTCCTCCAGGGATTGGTAGGAATATGTTAGATAAAATTTCTCTTCCACCCGATTGAGGATCTCCCTGCATAGAGTCTAGATTTCCTCTTGGGGCAATACCAAGTCCACCGTCTTGAAAATCTAATCCTCTTGGTTCATATTTAACCATCATTATTTTCAAGAAATCTTGATTGGTTTCATTGAGATCTATTGGATATTTAAGTTGTTGCTTATAATTCGTTCTTTCTTTTGCATCAAGTTCAATCTTGCTTGATTGATCCTCCGCCTGAGGAGAGTTTGCATCACCGCTCTCTTCTGCAGCAGCTCTTTCTGCCCTGTTCTCATTACCATCCACTAATAATTCTTGCTGCTTTTCAGGAACAGAAGCGCCATTGGCAGCCTTATTCAAGTTAGCATCAACGTTTTTATGAAGTTCTCCTTGAGGATCATTAAGATCTTTTTGTAAACCAGCACCTGCTACATTATTATCATAAGTATATGTCTTTCCCCCATCTTTTGTAGTTGCTGCTTTTTGCCACTTATCATCTTTGATAATATAAAGATCAGTCTCCCAAGACCCATCTTTGGCTAACTTGCTTGCAGATGCATGGTAGATAGCGGTCCCTCGTTCTATAACAGTAAGAGCTCCAGCGCGTCTCTCCGTTTTTCTACCAACATTTGTTCTTGATTTACCACTGCAAACGCTGCCAGCTGGACAAGGTGGTGTTCCTGCTCCCATTATTGTTACACAGATTTTTAGTTATTTAGTAAATATTTTGCATAAGGCAGACTACGGACTGATTTTATTTCCATAGTAGAGATCTGGTGAAAAGAATTTGCACCGACCTCACCCCATCCATAGTTTCTGTATTCTCCCCAGTGATAGTTGATACCTCTGAACCCCCAGGAAAAGAGTTCTGTAACTGCTACTAGAGGGTACTGATCGTATTGTATGTTAGGTGTTGTGGGGCTATAGATGAAAGTATAGTATCCACCGACTTCAGGGACTAATGTTTTTTCAAAGGTATCTGTAATCAAATCCATTATTTCGTCGGGAGTTTCGTTGCCGACTAACATATCTTTGATCTCGAATCCTTTATCCATTACTTGATACCTAGTTCGTCTTCTGTTATAATTTTAAATTCAATTCGTCTGTCATCGCAAAATTCTTGAGCAGCTTTCCACTTTGCTTGGTTCTTTGCATACTCAGTTGCCTCATAGATATACGACTTTGTTTGTCTCTTTGGCGTTTTTGGTGGACGTGTTTGCTTTTTGGGTTTAACTTCAATTACATACGTCTTAACTCTACCAGAATTTTCTTTCAGTTTAACAAGGAAGTCTGGAAAATACTTATGAACTCTATTATCTATAGGTGACAGATATGGAATCGAAAATTCTTCGCTACCCCATTGAAGAACATTTTCATTCAGATCACACCAGCGGCACATCTTGCGTTCCCAACTACTACGGCATATAATGTTGTTGATATTGCCTTTGTATTTGTTTGGGAATTCTGGATAGTATCTACTTTTATAAGTTTCTCCCATTATCTCTACTACATAATATATAATGTAAATCTATTTATAGATGGCATCGACCAACTCACCGGCACCAAGGAAAAGAAGTTTGTCGGACATCAAATCAAACTTGATGCGTCCAGCAACAACATCCCACTTTGATATTTTTGTTAGACAACCAACAGGAGACTCTGATTATACTTGGGATCTCTTTAAAAAAGAGAATCAACTGGCAGGATTTAGTCAAGACCTCCTTCACTTATCTTGTTCACAGGCATCTCTTCCTGGATCTGCCTTTATGACTCATGAAGCAACCAGTGACTTTACTGGTGTTACCGAAAAGCATGCATATAGAAGACAGTTTGATGGTAAAATTGATCTCACTTTCTATGTAATGATGGCACCTAGTAATGTTAGCACTGCCCAAGCAGTGCCAAATAGGTATCTTCCTATTAGATTTTTTGAAGGTTGGATGAAATATATTTCTGCAGAAGAAGGACCTTTGGTTACTTCTGAAAATTATGCATATAGAATGAGGTATCCAAAAGATTATTATGGTGGCCTATCAGTAATTAAATATGAGAGAGATTATCAATCATACTTGAACTATAACTTTATCTCTGCATATCCATTGTCAGTTAATTCGATGCCAGTTTCTTATGAATCAAGTGATCTTCTGAAGTGTACTGTAAGTATGTCATATACAAGATATTATATTACTGATGTTGCAGGATCTAAAACAGATAAAACCAAAAAGAAATCTAAAGAAACTAATTCTAACCTTGATAACACGTCAGCCTTTACCGAGGAATTGACCCCAGAGCAGCAGGCAATGATAAATTCCGCATATACTCAGGACTTGGGATTTGATTTAAATATCCCCGACATTGAAACTGCTAATTTTGATTTCTCACAAGCATCAACAGTCCCTTCATTTTTCGTTCCATAACTTTGGATCAACCAACTAAATAATCACACTGAAATAACTTTATAGGATATTATGCCTTTACCAAAGATTGCCACACCGACTTATCATCTTGAATTGCCATCCACAGGACAAGACATTCAATACAGGCCATTTCTTGTAAAAGAAGAAAAAGTTCTTGTTATTGCATTGGAGAGTGAAGATACAAAACAAATCACAACAGCGATTAAAACAGTTATCAAAAACTGTATTAAGACTAAAGGCATTAAAGTAGAACAACTTCCCACTTTTGATATCGAATATCTCTTTTTGAATATTCGTGGTAAGTCTGTTGGTGAGGAGATTGAAGTTAATTTGATTTGCCCAGATGATAATCAAACATCTGCATCAGTAACTATTGACTTGGATGAGATTAAAGTTAAAAAGGATGAGGATCATACTAATCAGATTAAGATTGATGATGAAATTATGTTAGAGATGAGGTATCCATCTCTTGAAGAGTTTATTAAAAATAATTTTGATATCTCTGGTGCTAGTGATATGGATCAATCATTTGAATTAATTTCCTCATGTATTGATAAAGTGTATACTGCAGATGAAGTGTGGACTATTGCAGACTGTACAAAAAAAGAAATACGTGACTTTATTGAGTCCATGAATTCTTCGCAGTTTAAAGGTATTGAGAACTTCTTCTCTACTATGCCTAAATTAAGTCATACTGTTGAAGTATATAATCCTAATACTGAAGTGAAAAGTGAAGTTGTATTGGAAGGTCTGGCAAGTTTTTTCGGTTAGGCCTGATCCATATGGATCTGGCAGCGTACTATAAACTAAATTTTGCCTTGATACAGTATCATAAATATTCATTAACAGAGATAGAAAATTTGATACCATGGGAGCGGGACATTTATGTCGCTCTATTGCAGCAACATTTGGAAGAAGAAAAGTTAAAAGCACAGCAAGCGAATGGCATCTAGTCTTGACGATCTCCTAAAACAAATACGTGACGAGGCAAAGCAAGAGGCGGCCCTTGTCGTGTCTAGTGGAGGTGGTTCTAGAAAAGAAGCAAAAGTAAATAGTGAAGAAATTGATGAAAGGATTTTAAATTTACTCAACCTTGAGAGATATGAGGTTGAGATGGATTATGCGACTTACGTCAGGGCT